GTCACCAGCACATCGATTCCGAGAGAGTCGATGCCGGCCCGCCGGGCCGTCCTCACCATGGCGCCAGTTCCGCAGCCAACGTCGAGATGGGAATTGGGAAACCCGAACGCTACGAGGATGCCCAGGAAGGCTCGGGCGTTCCAGTCGTCAAATTGCGATAGGTGTTCGAGGTAGGGGTGGCGAGACACTGATGGCCCTCCCGATGGCCAGGCTCCCGAAGTCCGGGGGGGCGGCGGTCGGGAGCCGCCGCTTTTCAGGCAGGTGCGCGTCTGCCCTAGCCCCCCCGGCCCCGTAGGATGGCCGCGTGGGGTCGGCCATCCTACGGGATTTCCCTCAATTACGGCAGTCGGCTCTCGTGGTAGAAGTAATCGACCGAGCGGTCGGTCACCCCACCATCGATCCAGTAATCATCCCCGGTGTGGCTGTCCCGCATGTGCGCCAGCGGGCAGTACTGCACGTCCTCGATCCGGGCCGCCAGGTGCGGCGTTCGGAGCACCAGGCGTGGCTCGATCTTGGCGACCCACTGAGCGCACCAGTTCTTCGGCGGCTTCCCATGCCACAGGAAGAGGCCGCCGTCGGTCCAGAAGTAGTTCGTCAGCCGGCCGTCGACCACGGCGCCCATCGGCCCACCCCGGAAGTCGAAGTGCTCGAAGTAGGTCACGGGCATGCCGCGGGCCGTCAGCGGGATGATGTAGATGTCGCTGGCGAAGCATCCCACCGAGATCGCTGCGTCGTCGTTGCTGGAGGTCTCGACGATGTCGTCGTCGATCACGACCGGCACCTTCACGCCGTCGATGAGCAGGTAATTGCCGTTGCGCATGTCGTCCCGGAGTCGGGACATTTCGGTCCCGTCCAGCATGATGCGGTCGACAACCGTGTTGATCGGCGTGCAGCGGTCGGTGTAATAGGCACAGGCCCAAACGTCCGACAGTTCGAAGAAGAGGTCCGCCCGCATCGCCATGACCCAGGTCACCGGGTCCAGCCCGGTGTTGGAGGCGATGTGCTTGAGCCGGCGGAACACGTTCGTGACCAGGCGGATGATGTTCGGGTTGGCGTTCGCGTCCCCGATCTTCGTGAGGTTGTAGTCCCACACGATCGAGTCGAGAGACGGACAGGCGATCGCCGTCTTGGCATCCACCTTACCTATGCCGACCAGCAGGTCGAGGCCGTTGAATTCCTCGTACCCGCCTCCGGCCGTGTTGTTGGCTGTGGTCGCCGTGTAAAGCTGGCGCCCCAGCTTGTTCTGGAACGCGACCCCGACCTCGATGAAGCGCTGCAGGACCTCGGCGCCGGCCAGGGCCTGCGCCTCCCCAGGAATGTTGGGGAAGATCGAGCGCCCCAGCCCGCTGGCCAACGGTGTGTTGACCAGGCTCAGGTCGAGGAACTCACCACGATTGATGGTCTTGCCGACCCGGTTGATCTCCAACTCTCGGGTCATGAATTCATACCGGCCAAATGGCGCGGTCTGAATGCATGTCTTCATCGGACCGGCCGTCTGTGGGTCATCGCAGACACCCTGGGCGTTCGTTCCGGTCACATCCCGGAAGCCGGAGATGTACGCGAACAGCGGCCATTCCGAGGGGTTCGCACGGACGGGAAGAAGCCCGGCCAGCCCCTTGGGCTGCAGGCGGGTATGGATGACTTCCCGCTCGAGACCCATGACCCCGAAAAGCCCGCCAGGCCCATGGACGTAGGGCGTCGACGGCGTTCCGGTTGGTGTGGTGTGCTTGAAGGCAGGGTCAAGCTTCGCGAGTTCGGGCGCCAGGGCCTTCGCCAGCGCCTCGATGAGCACATTCTGTTCCATGGGTTGGACTCCTTGGTGTACCGAGTAAGGTCAGCCCCGACGCCCTACTGCGCTGGCGCCCCGGCTGCCGCGGCCACGACCGCACCGAATGCGTCCGTGATCCAGTCCTCGCCCGTTGGGGCCTGCGCCTCGGGCTGAGGCGTGGCTTCCTTCGCGGCGTTGGCTGGATCTGCGGTCGGTCGCTTGTCCCACACGAAGGCGCCTGCCTTCGGGCGAATGGCTTCCGCCAGTTGCTTCGCCGTGCCCTGCTCGACTCTGATGAGTCGAGCATCCATGCCTCGCAGCATGTCACTCAGGCCCTGTGGGTTGATGGCCTTGATCACCTTCTCGGCGACCAGGTCCACGATCGCAACGACTTCCGGCTCGGCCTCTTCCGCCTTTGCGGCGGGGGCCGGCGCCGGTTCATCCGCCTTCGGCTTGCCGGACGGCTCGGCGATCGCCTTGTGCTCGATGCCGAGTTCGATCAGCGTCTTGGCCATGCCCTCGGTCGTGCCCTCAAGTTCGGCGACCTTCTCCTCGCCGAGGGCGGTGACCAGAGCGGCCCGTTTCTGCGGAGTGAACATATCACTGACCTCCTTCAGGATAGTGCTGAAAGCTGTCCACGGATTGGCGGCGAACTCCTGGGGCAGCACCGTGACCTCGAACGTCCGATACTGCTGGATATAACCGTTTTCCTTGTCGATGGCAAGGGCGAACATGCCGTGCGACATGCCGACATCGTAGACGGCATCGAGCGCCAATAGCTCGCCAGCCTCCTTTTCTTCGATTGGCCCGGAGGCCACGACGAAACCATCGGCGAAGTCGATGAAGTCAGCGCGCGCCTTCCGCTCGGTGCCTGGCGTGTGCCAGATCCAGAGTTGCGGCATGCGGTTGTCTGGATCCTGGTCTACCCAGGCGATGAACTCTTTGTGCGCAGCGGCCGTCAGGATCTCGCCGCCCTTCTTTGGGTTGGCGAACGCATCTCGGTCCCGCCACTTGTTGGTGACCCAGCCAACCCAGCGCCAGCCGCCATCCTGACCCTTCAGGATGTTGAAGCCGCTGTCCTTGGCACCCGGCTTCTTGGCCGGCTTGCCGATCCCGTGGCGTTTCGCGGCTGCGCGGATCTTCGGCAGGGCGGCTCGGGCAACATCGGCGGTATTCCCACCGGCCTGGATAGCCGCTCCGGCCCTCGACAGAGCATTGCGAATGTGGGCATCGTCGTTGATGGGATAGTGCCGTAGCGAGCGTGGCACTGTGCGGCCACTATCGTCTTTCTTGCCGCCCGGCTCGATGTAGGCGAATGCGCTGTCGGGTAAGTCGTTCTTGCCGGCGCCGGTCAAGGCGCGCTTGAATTGATGGAGAAGCCCGCCGAAGCCCTTCGTCAGGGCCTTGATCCGGGTCTGGTACCCCATCGCCAAGGCGGCGATCGCAGCGCCCTTCTCGTCGGGCGCGATGTCCTCGGAGCGCATCACGTTGTCGACGAGAAGTTCGAAGGTATACGTCAGGTCGCTGACCGTTGCCATCTGCTCCCGGGCGGCCTTGTTCGTGCCAAACTGATCCCAACTGGTCGCCCCGCCGAACGGCATGTAGACCTCGACGGCGACCGGGTAGTCCTTCCCCTTCTCTTCGCCAGGATCCTCATCCTCGGGCGGGGGGCTACCCGCGATGATCTCGGCCAGTTCGGACTCGGTCGGATCCGGCGGCGGGGCCTCATCCGGTTCGTTGTCGTCGGCCATGTCACGAGCCATGATCATGTCGCCGAGAGATTCCGGGTCGGCCAGTGCCAGGGCCGCCAGCACGGTGGGGTCGGAATTCGTGCCGACGGCCTCCGCAGAGACCTGCCGCTCCTGATCCCTGCGTTGCTTCCTTCGCTGGCGAGCCGTTGTCACATCATCCTCCTTCGTGATGGAGGCGTGGCAGATAGCGATCGCTCGCTTCTTGCTCACGCCATCCCGCCGCATCACGTCCTGGACGCATCTGTCCATCTTGCCCCACAGATGGCGTTCGACGTTGGAGTACGGCATACCTCTGGCGCATTGTAGAACGGTGGACGACCAAGGTCAAGAGGGGCCGCCCCGGGCGAACGTCCCCATTGCGCCCAGCGCAGCCCGGATTCCGGCGTTGATCGTCTTCGTGAGTTTCTGCTTGGAGGCCGTCTGTTCGGCGATCGTGACGTCCCATCCACGGCCGAAGTTCCCCGGATGCTTCACCGACCGCCGCATGGTCCATGGACCCCGCGGCCCGCCTCCCTGACTGCCGATCCAGCCCTGCCGGGTCTTGGCCCGGTAGGATCCACGGCCCTCCGTGCGGAATCGGAGGACCTTCGCATGCCGCGCCCGGACCGTGTGCGCCCGCGTCCCGAAGTTCAGGTAGTAATAGACGCTATGGCTCGTCGACACCTCGAGCATCAGTGCCTGAGCGATCATACGCGGGCCGAACTTACGGAAGCGGGGCACGCCGCCAGGGATCGGCTTGCCGTCGGTGCCGCCCGGGCTCCACGTCTTGGTGGTCTTGTTGAAATCCTTGTGGATCTCCTCGCCGACTTCGGCCAGGCCCTTCTCGAATGCCCGCATGATCTCCTTCGGCTTGTACGCCCCGAGGTCGCGAGCGATCGGTTTGAATACAATGGTCGCCATCAGTTCATCCCCGGCGGTGCGAGCGTGCCGATCTCCCGGCCTGGGCTACGCCGCAATTCGCACTGACACTTGAAGCCGCGGCACTCCAGGCCGAACGTCTGCGGAATGGCACCAGCAGCTTCCCAATCCTTGATGCGGTGACGCTGTCCATTATAGGCCAGGCAGTCGGTACAGTGCTCCTTCGTCCCACCGATGATCCATTGATAGAGCGGGTTGGCGGTTCCGCTCGCTAGGCCCTCATAGTATAGCGTCTCGATGGCCGCTCCGATTGCTGGCACCCGCGCCAGCGCCTGCGATTGCAACGCGGGGTCTGGCGGCTGGCCGAGAAGCGCGACAATCTTGCTGATCGAGGCGTGCGCGAACACGAGTTTGGCCATGACGATCCCGGCCTCCTCCGAATTCACATCGACGTCCTCGTCAATGCCCCCCGCCTGCCGCCCGAGATTGAACGCGTCCCAATAGGCCGACGTCGTCGCCGAGAACGCCACGTCGACGAAATCGGCCGCATCGATATCCTGAGATACAAGCCGGCGGATCAGGTCGGTCAGCTTCGATTGATACCTCTTGCGGATGCCAGAGGCCGGGCTGGCTTTCCAGATCATGCTCCATGGTGCCCGCGCGGCTTCCACGATCCTTGCTTTGCGGCCGAGGCTAATCGGCGCGTCGACAGGCTCATCGACGCCTCGGTTAGCGATCTCGGAGATAAGCTGGATAAACAGCGCGCCTGCCTTCAGAGCCACAGCGTAAGCTCCTCATCCTCGTCGTCGAGTTCCTGCTCCGGTTCGGCGAGCGCGCCGCGAGAAGGCGTTAGCTTCGCCTGCATGTCAGCTAGGATCGCCCGCAGATCAACGGGGGCGCCAAATGGTTCTGTCCGTCGTCGCCGCCTCCCCATCATGACAGCGTCGGCCGGCTCCGCCTCTGGGGGTGGGACCACGACCGGCGGAGGCCCACCGCCGAGGATCCCTGTAATAGTGAATGCCTGGTCGAACTCGAATGCTTGTGAGACGAGCCGATGCTTAGGGGACCAACTGACAGGCTGGGCTAAGTCCGTCTCGAAGGTCTGGCCGACGGCTTTGGTCTTGGCGTGTCCAATAGCCTGCGCTAGGTCCGTCTCCGTCGCCTGTCCCACCGCCGCAGTCTTCCCCGCCGTGATGCCTTGGGCGAGGTCTGCCTCGAGTACCTGCCCTATCGCAACCGTCTTGTTGACCGCGATGGCTTGGGCTAGGTCGGTCTCCGTAGCCTGGGCAACGAGCCGATTCTTGGGTGCCCACGCAATCGCCTGTGCTAGGTCGGTCTCGAACGCTTGCTCGACCGTTATCGTCTGGCCGGCCGTGACGGACGGGATGAACTCCTCTTCATACCAGCCCTCGATGATCAGGTCTTCGCCCCACCATCCCTCCTGCCGTAGGGCAGGGTCGAAGAATCCGGCTGGTTGCGGCACGTCAGTCCTGGATGCCTGGAACCATCAGAACGTCAGGGATGGCGGCTTTCAGGTCTTCCACTGTCTGCGCCGCGTCGATGGCTGGGGCCTTCGTCACATCACGGAGCGCATTCCGTTGGGCGATGGCCTCTAGGCGCTTCGGTTCATCCCTCTCCGCCAGGGCGTCCGCAAGCGCGATGTCATTCACCTCGAACAACTGCACCCGCATCTGGCGTAGTCGGTCACGGTGAATCTCCCGCGCCTTGGCCATGTCATGCACGATGGCTTGGCCGTCATCCTTCCATGCGTTCCTGTACGTCCGGTCCTGCGGGATGTCGGCCTGGGCGATGCGCCGGTAGCGTGATGGCTGTGGCCCAGCACCGGACGACATCCGCGCTATTTCCTCGATGACGTTTTCATCGGTCGGCTCCCGCTTCCACCATCCGGCCGCCTCGCTAGTCCACTGCGCCCCCGCCGGCAGTGTGGAACCTCGGCCCTGGGTGACAAACCCCATGATGGCGGTGGAACCATCATCAAGCGTGATGGCGATGAATTGCTGCTCAATCTTCATGTCTTCCTCCTATTGGTCGCCCAGGCCCGCCACATGCCAAGCGGCCGGGTCTTTGGCGAGCGCCGTTGTCGCTGTGTGGTCGTAGCACTCCACCTGCACCGTGCCGGCCGCCTGCGCCGCAGTGACCACTCGGCCCTCTCGGGCATCCGCCACTGCGAGGGCCGTCGCCGCCCGCTCCACAGTGACGTGACAAGCCCAATCCGCACTTGAGAAGTCCGTGGCGATGGTGACCGTCGCTAGGCCGGTCCCGTCATCCGAGACACTGGTCACATTGTACGAGTCCAGCAGGTTGCCAGTCACGCCGAACTTAGCCCAGAATTTCGGATGGCCCGGATGATTGTGCTGTCGCCCGGGGGACACGGTCACCAGAACCGATGTCCCTGTCTCCATCTCGGCCTTCGTTGCGAAGAGCGGAATGGCGGCGTACAGCTCGCCGCTGGCGCTGTAATGCTTCCAGCGCCCATCGCCTGAAAGGACCAGCAGCTCGCCCGCCAAAAGGAGACACTTCATCAGCGTCTCCACGTTCGTCCCGTCGGTGTGCTCTACGGTGACGTTACAAGCCACGGAGGCATGATTGTTGCGCAGACTTAACACTTTCACATTCCGCTGTGTGGAGGCAGCGGGGGAAGGGACAACCGTCGTCGTCGCCGCCGTCGTTATGCTGGCTGTGTTGGTCCGGCCCGGCGTGAACACAGCCGCGGCCTTATCCATCCAGGAGGCATGCGGCTCGATGTCCGCCGCTTCGCCAGTCACCACCTGGATGAGGTCAGAGACCGAAGCCAGAATCAGCACTTCATACCTGCTTGCCGTAGGTGCTCATATACCAAGCCGTCGGGTCATCTAGCACGGCGGTCGTCGCGGTGAAGTCATAGCACTCGCCCTCGAAGGACCCCACGAGGGGCGTGGCATTCCGAACGGTGCAGTTGAGTATCTCCCCCACCGCCAAGCTGGCCGAGTCTCGCTGAATGTCGAGGGCGATGTTATAGCCGATGTTGGCGAAGTCGGTCGCGATGGTGAAAGCAATCCGGCCGACCGCTGTATCCGTCACCGAGGTCATGTTGTAGGAAGCCAGTAGGTTCGCGGTGATTCCGGCCTTGGCCCACGCCTTCGGGTGTCCCGGATGAAAGTGCTGTCGGCCCGGTGTGACCACTTCCCGCAGGCTCACTGAGCCTTCTATGTCTCCCCGGTCTGCAATCTGCCGGTCGTCTGGATACTCGCCGGCGTTGGCATCGTAGTGCCGCCACTCGCCCTTCTCGTCCAGTAACAGAACTTCGCCCGGGGCCAGGCTGCACTTGATGAGCGTCTCGATGTTAGTCCCGTCAGTGTGGTCCACTGTCACGTCACATGCCTGCGAAGCGTGGTTGTTGCGAATATTCAGGTGTTTCACCCGCCGCTCAAGACCAGTCGAAGGCCCGGCGACCACCGTCGTCGTCGTGGCTGTCACAATCGAGGCCGTGTTGGTCCGGTCGGCGGTCACTGTCCCGGCGTTGTTCTCAATCCAAGAGGCGTGAACCTCAATGTCCGCCGCTTGCCCTGTGATAACCCGGACTGCGTCGCCCCCGGTGCCTGCCAGTTGCAACATCAGACCGCATCCCCCTGCGCCGCAGCATATATGTCGTTGGGGTCCTCCTGCACATGGGTGGTAGCCGTCCCATCGTAGACCTCGACCTCGAAGGAACCCACGGCCTGCGTCCCGTTGCGCACGTTCTGGTACTTCAGGTTCGTCACAGTAAGCGATGTCGAAGACCGCTGCACCGAGGCTTGAATACAGTAGTTGGCATTTCCGAAGTCGACGTTCACGTTGAATGTCAAGCGACCAGTCGCCGTATCAGTCAGCGACGTCAGGTTGTAGGAATCCAGCACGAAAGGCGTGCCCGTGCTGGTAGCGGCATGACACCAGAACTTCGGGTGCGCTGGGTGGTAGTGCTGTCTTCCTGGTGTTACCCCGGTCACGAGGTTCGTCGCGGCTTCCATCTCGGCTCGGCTGGCGATGGTTGGCACTGCCGGGTACTCGCCGCCGTCCGTCGCGTAGTGGTGCCACTCGCCCCGGCTGTCCATCTCCAGGGCCTCGCCAGCCAGGAGAGTGACCTTCTCCAGCGTTTCGATGTTCGTCCCATCGTCATGGCGCACAGTTACGTCGCAGGCAGTCGAGGCATGGTTATTGCGTAGGCTCAGAAGGGTCAAACGCCGACGCTCGGTCGCGCTCCCCAGGGCAGGAACAATCGTGGTCGTGGTGGCAGTGACAATCGAAGCTGTGTTCGTCCTGCCTGGCGTGATGGCACCGCCTGAGGTGTCATATACCACCCATGAGGCGTGCGGCTCAATGTCCGCGGCCGCGCTGGTGACGACCGAGATGAGGTCGGCGTCGCCACTGAGCAGGATCATTCAGGATGCCCGGTAGAAGCCTGCCGCTGCAATCTGCGCTGTGATGTCACTCCCGTCAGGCACCACAACGAAGTCGTGTAGCGTCATCGGCACGATGTCGGCCATGGTCTGGCTCCCGACCGGGTCATAGCCCATCACGAAGTCATTCCAGCCGTCGCCGGCGGCGATGGCTGCAAAGGTCTGGTCCGGGATGTCCAGGTTCACCTGGTCGGCCCCATCATCCGGGGCGAAGGCCACGATGTCCACATCTCCGAGCACCTTCTTGGCGTAGCCTCCGTTCGTGACCTCGTTGGTCGTGCCCGCGACGACGTCCGCAAAGGTGTCCTTGTCCTTGAGCACGGCGTCGCTCTCGATGCCCGCCGTGGCCAGAATCATCACGACCAACTCAGAGGCCGCCGGGTCGTTCGTGTCGACCCTGTTGTAAAACTCGGCCGCACGTCCGAGACTCATGTTGAACACGATGTTAGCCACGGCTCGCTCCTATCGGCTTGGCGGCGTACTTCTTGTGCAACTTCGGGTCCAAGCGGCACTCGTAATGGTTGAGCATCTCGTAGCCCGCTGGGTTCTGGGCGTCCGGCGATAGCATCCCGTGGTGGAGGAGACCAACGTGCGCCCGTGCCATCTCGCCCGTGGCGTCGTCCTGCAGCTTCGCCTTGCAGTGGCAGCAGTATCGTCCGGGGGTCCGCAGGACGTCGTACACCAGGTCATCGGGCTTGGCATGTAGCGTCAGCTTCCCCTGGTCGATGCCTATCCACCCCTCGCCCAACGCTGCCGCCACGAGGCCCGTCGAGAAGTTCTGCTCCGGGCTCGCCCCGGTGTCGATGACCTGGATGTGGTCGAACGGAGGCACGTTGATGACCACGCCCTCGGGCCGGTTGGGGTCCACCAGCGTTCCGTCCTCCTTCCAGGTGTTGTGCCGTTTCTCCCATCCTTCCGGGCGGTCGTAGATGCGCTTAATCTTCATGGGTTAGCCGGCCTCCTTATTGACTGGCTTGCGTGAGCGTGTCACCATGGTGATCCTGCCGTGTGCGTCGTGCTCGACCTTTGTGACCTCTTCGAACTCGGGCGCCGGAACGACGATGGCAACTGGACGTGGGGCCACATTGATGACGACCTTCTCTTGCTGCACGACGATCGTCCTAGGGCCTGCCTGGCGTAGCGCCTGCGTCGCGGCTTCGACGCGTTCTCCCATCGCTTCGACCGCGGCTCGGACCTTTCCATGTTCCTCGATCGCCGTCTCGATGTTGGGGAGGAATGAGCGCACTTCGGAATGGGCCTTCACCGCGTGCATCATCGCCGCCAAAGGAAGAAGGCCGTCGATATCCTCGATGTCCATCACTCCTCCTTGGCCGGCTTCACGGTCTTGAGCCATCCGGAAATCTTACCGTCTTTGCGGCGCTCGGGCACGATCGTCTCTTCGTGCCCCTCGGCCTTGACGGTCAGTGTCACCGGCAGGGCGGGCATTCGGACGTCCACTTCGGCCGGCTGAACCACGATGGTAGGAGGTTCGGCCTCGCTGACGGCCCTGGCCAGGGCCGCCACGTGAGCGGCCAGCGCGATGACGGCCTCGCTCGTTTGCCTCTGTTCGTCGAGCGCCTTCTGGAGCATCGGTAGGGCGGCCTTGATCTCGTCGTGGGTCCTGAGCGAATGGACGATCGCCGCCAGCGGCAGAAGGGACTCAAGCTGGGAGCGCTCGTCGCCATCTATCATGGCCTTCTTGGCGCCAGCGATCCCGCCCGGCAACTTCGGCGGGGTCGTCGTGCCGGGTGCCCGGCCGCCGACCGTCTGCCGCACCGAGGCGTTCACCTCAGCATTCAGCCGGAGGTTGTTCTCGGCCCGCTCCCTGGCCTCCTGCTCCGTGCGCTCGATCTCGGCCAGCAATTCGGCATCGTAATCGCCGTCCTTCACGGCCAGCATGCGGGCGACGTCCGGCGTAATCTCGCCCGACTTGATCATGGTCGACCGCGTCTCGGCGCGAAGCCGACGGATCTTCTCCTTGTTGCCTTCGTCCTCGAGGTCCTGCTCCCGGTAGTGGAAGCTGGCCAGCGGGAAGGGGACGATGCCGCGCCGGTTCATGGCGTACTCCATCGATCGCATGAACAGCGCAGGCCCCTTGCCCTTCGTCTTGGCCGCCAGGATCTCGGACTGGTTGGAGGTGCCAAGGTTGCCGCCCGGGAGAGGGCCGAAGTCCTGGTAGTCCCGGCCAAACGCCAGAGCGATCGTGGTGATGTACCACTTCATCTCGTCTTCGAGGTCGAAGTTGTCGGGCAGGCTCGCCAGCGGGATTTCAACGTGGCTGACGGGCTTGGAAGGATCCAGCGAAGCAAGGATCGTGGGGAGCGTGAAGCGAGTCAGGCCCTCGTTGTCAGCGTCCTCAGCGCCAGCCTGTAGCGCCCGCTTGATGTCCTGCTTGGCCGGGCCGCCAACAATATGGATCATCCGCTGGAAGCGTCCACCGACTTTCTCCCCGCGGTAGATGATGATGTCCCTCATGATCTGCGAGGCGGACAGCACCCGAGATACAGCGCTGTACTGCATGCCGCGCATGGTGACGATACTCGATGGCATTTCGACCAACCGAGCAACGTTCCAGTAATCGAGGAGGTGGTCCTGGCTCTTCTCGTCTGTGTAGACAACGGGCTTTCGCGGGTCGCCTGTGGGCCGACAGCGGAGCGCCTCGAGGCACACAATCCCCAGGACGGCGGCATCCGGCTGGTTCGCCTCCCGAACGATCTCTATGTAGGCCCCACGGTCCTGGGTGAGATAGTCGATCGATAGGGCCGTGACGAATGAGGTCCAACCCTCCCCAAAGTGGGAGGTCTCGATCATCTCGGTGACGGCGTCCCTCAGCCCCTCATCCTCGCTCTCAATTTCCCATCGATAGGAGGCATGCTGGGACGAGACGGCCGCCACGGCCGAGCCAAGGATCGGTTCCTTCAGGAAGAACTCCCGGAGCATCCGGTCTCGGCGGAGAGTCTGTGTGCCCCAGGCTGGCAGCGTATCCGCGATGGAGGCGATGTAGAGGACGATGCTGTCAACGCCAGGCTGCATCCCCATCTGTGCGTCAGGGGGAACCTGAACGGTGCGACGTAAGGTCGCCAGCAACGTGTCGGCCGGCTGGGCCTCAATTGGCATCGCCATGTAACCCTCCTATGCCCTCAGCCAAGTGTAGACCAGCTTGCCTTCGTTGTTGCGAAGGCCCGTTGCGATCTGTCCGCGGCGCCGCTGCCACGCCATCCGCACCGCTCGGGGGAGATATAGAGCGATCCGCGCCGATCGGCTTGGCATCGGGTCCTCGGTCAGCAGAACCTTGCCAGGCGAGCATTCCTGCGAGTGCTCGTAGTGATCGCCTTTCTTGACGAGCGTGTTGTTCGTCTTGCCACACTTGGAGCACGCCACACCGACGTACATCCGCTGGACAGCCTTCAACTCGAGTGTGGTTCCGCAGCGGGCGGTCTGGCCGACGAACAGCGGGTGACGCGGGAAGCAATAAGGGCAGACGATCTCGGCCGACTTGTCTGGCCGTTCCTCGATGATGGCCATGGCCTCCCGGCGCCGGCCGGCGCTGGGGGGAATGACGAGCCGCTGACGACGCTGCTTGCCTTTCATTGGGCCTCCCTAGTATAGCGTAGCTGTCTACAGGTTCAACTGCAGGCAGCGGTGCGCAGACATTGAAGCGGCCACAGCCAGGTCGATCTTGAGGGCGCCGTGCCGCTTGACGATACGGAGCCGGCGGCTCTCAGGATCCTCTTTCTTGTCGGCGTTCTCGAGGTGCGTTCGGAACGTCTGGTCGCCGTTGTGGTGCGCCCGGCGCTGGATGATCAAGTCGAGCAGCCGCTTGTCGGAGATCATCCGCTCTTCGCGCTGGCTGAATTCGGAGAACCATGCCACGCCCTCGCCGGCGATCCCCAGGCGCTGGGACATGTCGTAGAGTTGAGCCGGGTCGAAGCACACCTGGACAACGTTGAACTTCTCGAGCAGCCAGCGCAGCCGGCGCTCCGGTCCGGGCGCGTCCTCGGTCCCCATGAAGTTGATCTGGCCTTGGTCGGCCGACCACGCTTCGACGTAGCGGAACGCCACGTCAGTGTCGTGGAGGTTATCGAGCCAGTGCCGGCTGCTTGCGACCAGGCCGAAGTTATCGTAGGTGACAGCCCCGTCCAGCGAGACCACAATCGGCGTGTTGGTGTCCAGGGGCGGAAGTTCGCACTTCAGTTGGTCCCACAGGTAGATGCTGGGAAGGAAGTTGGAGGTTTCCTCCAGGTCTTCCCACTCCGCTTCAAGCAGCACCCGGGCCTCTGCCTCGGTCAGAGTCTGGCGGCGCTTTCGATCGTATTCTTCCTCAAGGTTATCGGCGTTGTCCCTGGTCAGCAGGGTGAAGACATAGGCGTCCCGCTTGAAGGCGGCGTAGGGACCGAATCCGGATGGGTCGCCCGGGCCGAAGTAGTCAAAGAGCCAGTGCTTACGGGGCGTGGTCGTGATCCATAGTTGCGGCGGATCGCCCAGCGGTCCAGGGATCCGCACGCGGCCATCGAGCACTTTCAATGCGAGCGGGGTGTCCTTGCGGCGGGCCTCATCGAAGTGGGCGAAGTTGACGTTGGGGCCTTCCCAGCCCATCTCCTTGTCGATGCCGCCGAACCATCCGACGGCACCAGTGACGAAGTTCAGCATGAAGGGCTTCGTGGGTTCCCACTCGGCAGCCTGCCGGAAGCGGTGCTTCTCATGCACCATGTCCCACGGGCACCAGCGCCTGAATTCAGGCCACAGCGAACGCTTGAAGTGCTCGAAATCCGGGCTGACCACGATCCCGCTACACCCGCGCTTGAAGCGCTCGAGATCCTTGATGATGCCGAACACGGTCTTGCCGCCGCCCTCGCCGCCCTTCCCCAGGATGTACCTGTGGCCGTTGTCGGTCAGTGCGAAGCGCTCGGCCTTGGTGTGTGGCTTGTAGAACCGATGGCGCTCGGCATTGAAGTAACGCTCGAGCGCCGGCCACAGCGGGGCTGGCCGGAAATAAGTCGGGCGGAGAAGCTCCGCCAGACTCTCACCGAGAGTGGGCGGAGACCCCGAGATCGAGGACTTGGGCGGTAAACTCACTCAGGACCTCCGGGTCCCGGATGACACGCTTGGCGATCGAGGCGACGCTGTTCAGGAAGGCGACAAGCTGCTCCGCCGTGACGATCTGGCCCATCTTCTCCTGCCGGCGCATCTCGGTGTCGA